TGCGCACTATCCTATTTATTTTAATAATGTTCCAAGAGATATGGAATTTATTAAACAAGCAAATATAGATGTAACAAACAAAAGACCAAATGATATTATTATTAATGTTTTTGATCATTCTAGACTTATCTTAAGTGAAAAAGAACAAGAATTACAAAAGCTTAATGAAGTATCTAAGGGATGTATGTGGTTACAATCTAAAATAGGATGTATAAATATTTTATTATCTCAGCTAAATCGTAACATAGAACAAGAACATCGTGCTAAAGCACAATATCAACCACTACTAACAGATTTGTTTGGTGGTGATAGTATTGGTCAGGATGCACATGTTGTTATGATGTTACAAAGACCATATGATTTATATGGTATCACAGACCCTTACTGTGGAGAAGATCCTGTAGGATTATTAGGCTGTCATGTAGAAAAAAATCGTGACGGTTTATTAGGTTTAATACCTTTCGAAGCAGAAATGTCTACATTTACAATTAAAGAACGTTTAACACAAAAATAAATTATGGAAATATTAATATTTACCTCTGCATTAGCAGTAGGTATAGCTGGAGGTATGTATATTGCCTCACAGATTGAAAAAAGAGTAGTTAAAAATATACAAAAAGGTGATAGAGGTCCCGCTGGACCTATGGGAGTAGAAGGACCAAGAGGACTTACTGGACCTAAAGGAGAAAGAGGCCCTATTGGAGAACGAGGTGAACGAGGACCTAAAGGAGATACTGGTAGACCCGGTCAAGATGCAACAGCATCTAATACATCTATTCAATCAATTAATAAAAGAATAGATAAAATTGATGATGCATTATATGAATTAAATAAACACATTGGCACTATACTAGACTCTAGGCCTAAAGATAAGGACTATGAGACAGATCCTCCAGAAGATGAAAATCTAGAAAAGAATAGATTAGGGGGAGGTGTTAGAAATTGGAAAAGAATAGAATAAAATGGAAACTATGAAATTACCTACAGAAAAGGTTAAGGCGAGCCGTAAATCGCCTAAGAATATGATAATATATGGTCCACCTAAGATAGGCAAGACTACAGTATTATCACAATTGGACAATTGTTTAATTATAGATCTAGAGGATGGCTCTGACATGGTTGATGCTTTAAAGGTTAAAGTTAACAATCTTAAAGAATTAGCTGATGTTGGCAGAGAAATAATTAAACAAGGAAAACCATATAAATATGTTGCTATTGACACTATATCTAAATTAGAAGAATGGTGTGAAGAAGAAGGTAAAAAGATTTATATGAAAACTCCTATGGGTAAAAACTTTGAAACTAAAAACCCTGGTATGTCAATCCTATCATTACCAAACGGTGCAGGCTACTTATATTTAAGACAAGCATATAAAAAATGGATAGACAGAATGAACATGCTAGCAGATCACGTTATCTTAGTTGGTCACCTTAAGGATAAAATGCTTGAGAAGAAAGGTAAAGAGGTTGCTGTAAAAGACCTTGATTTAACTGGTAAAATTAAGCAAATAACCTGTGCTAACGCTGATGCTGTTGGTTATATATTTAGAGAGGGAGAAGAGACTATGGTTTCTTTTAATTCTCTTGACGATATAACAGCAGGCTCACGCTGCAATCACTTAAAAGGAGAGACTATGCCTTTAAATTGGTCAAAAATATTTATAGATTAATTAAACTGAAAAAAATGATTGAAATGAAAAAACAAGTCACACCAGGTGAAACTCCTGAAAAGATTACTGTCTCTATGATCGATCAAGATCTTAAGGACGGTATTAGTAAGTCAGAAATGGCAATTAAATATAGTATTAAGCCATGGGAAGTAGATGAGATGTTTAAGCATCCATTCCTTAAAGGTAGAAGACCTAGTAGAAAGAAAGCTTTATCTTTTACTTTTG